TCTTCAGCTATCTTCCAAGCGTTGCGCCACTCACGAGTGCTTGGTAGCTGTTCTTTGCGGCAGATAACCATCTTTGGTTTGTTGCCTTCATTCCATGTTTTCCAGACGTGCTGTGGCACATCCTTCTGGATTAGGTATTCGATTGCTTCTTCTTCTGTCATCGCTGGCATTGGTTCTGTCTGATGCAACAGATAGCCACGAGTATGTTTCTTGAAGTCTGGCTGTGCTTCGTCCTTTGCTAACTCATGGTATACCCACACAGGTGGCAGGATACCGCCCTGTAAGGCACACGCCATCCAGTTAGGGTCAGGCACAAGTATCTTGGCGCACTCATCAACGCTGTCTTCATAGACAACACGATAGTCTGACTGCACACCGTCCAAGTTTTCCTTTGCCCAGCACAAGCGGTCAAACAGGTGGGTGCCTTGAAACTCTGGTGTCTGCATTAGGCAAGTTCTCCTGTAAGCATAAAGTGGTTGTTACCCAAATCTCTAAATCCATTGTTTTCCATTGTATAACAGCGGACAGAAGTCGCCGCCTCATTGACCGTGTAATCAGTGTTATCTCTGTTATCAGCTTCTGCCTGACCACCATTCAAGCAAGCATAAGATGTGCCGGATGACATTGCCGTAGTAAAGTTAGGGTCATATTGACCAGTTGTGTGGTCTGTTACCGAACTCACATTGAAACTGTCTGTCACAGCAGGAGTGTCTTGATTAAAACGCAACCAGCACTTTGTTCCGTCACGCAAAAAGTTCGTGGCGATTGACCCAGCGGTGCTGTGTTCCAGAGTATCTGCTACAATTTTACCAGCCATTACGCTAAGTCTCCAAATACTGCTTGCATCACATTGTTTACATCATAAGCAAAATTACCATTACCTGCTGCTTGACTTAAATTATAATACCTACGGTACGAAGCAGTTGTATGCGTAAATTGGGTTGCTGAAAGTTCCGTAGAACGTGGTTGATTAGACACTGAATCAATAGACCCATCTACAGTTGCATAATTTGCATCGTTCATTGCGTTGGTAAATGTTGTGGTGTAATCGCCTGTGCCATTATCAGTGTTTGATGCCACGTTTAGTCCACCACGATTTCCAAATGTTGTACCATTAAGGTTACACCACGCCTTCGCCGCACTCTGCTTTGTCAGCGTGACTGGACTGGTGCCATCACTGCCTGTGATTGTGTCTGCTCTTAACTCGCTCATGCTATCACCAGATTACCGCCGGATGTTACCGTCAGTGTTACCCCTGTTGCTACAGTCAATGGCCCAGCAGCCAGTGCATTTTCATCTGCATCAATGGTAGTGTCAGTGTCTAGCTGCTGCTGATGCACACGGAAAATGTCACCACCGCCAGCATTAATCTCACCATTCTCACCCTTGAATGTACCACCGCCACCGCCAGTGCTAGATGTTACAAGTGCTTTACCTTGAAACACTACATAAAAATCATCAGTAGCAACAATGCTACCAGTCATAGTTAAGCTAGTACCCACAGCAGTATAAGCAACCGTAGGTTCCTGACGGACATTGTTTACAAACACCTCAATCTCTGAAGCGTTAGCTACAGGATGGTCTAGCGTAAAGCCAGTGCCAGTACCACCAGTCAAGTCCTGATAGTCCATTGCTGTGGTTTGTACTGCTGGTGATAAGCCAAGATAAGGCATTATACTCTATCCCTTATGTAATGTCAAGATGGCTAAGAACAACATCTGCAGATGATGCTGTATCAGATTCCACAGTAAGTGTATCACCCGGCTCCATCACTACCTTCTGGTCTCCACCAACCACAACTAAAGAACCACCAACTGGAATCGGTGCTGCTTTTACAAGGTGAACATTATCAACTGCACCGCTAGTACGTCCAGCACCATTTAGCTTTACGTCTACGGTAATTTGACTTGTTACAATGTTAGCAATACTCAATCCAATGATGGTGGTTTCTGTGCTTGCTGGACAGGTATAGATGGTTGCAGCGGATGTGCCTACTGCTGTATCTGTCTCACATAAAAAAGCGTTTGCCATATTTTACTCCAAATGTATACTAATTATACCATATTTGTAATGGTTTGTCAAGTACTTTTTGTTATCCTAATGCAATAGCTAGTGCAACTGCTGCACCATTTGCGAATGCCTGTGTAGATACAGTTCCTGATTCATCAGCAAATGTAAAAGTTCTGTTTGCTGTTGGGTCTGTAATTGCAAGAGTAGTTGTAATGCTATCTCCTGTTGTAGAACCATCAAACACAATACCTGTGTTAGACACATTACTAGCTGCACCGACAGTGCTATCTACATACGCCTTAATAGACTGCTGCGTAGCAAGAGATGTATCGCTATTAGATGACATATTATCTTGGTCAAGAATAGCGGTTACTGTTGAACCACTAGCAAGTGTTAAATTACTAAACGTAGCTGCTGCGGCACTATTAGCACCAATAGTTGTACCATCAATTTCACCACCAGCAATGTCTACTTTAGTAATATCAACTTCGCCTGTACCATTTGGTGTGATTGCAATGTTACCATTAGTATCTGTAGATGTAATGGCATTACCATTTAAGTTTAGATTGTCTACCTGCAATTCTGTAATAGCACTACTTGCACCAATTGTAACACCATCAATAGTTCCACTATCAATATCGGCTTTAGAAATGTTTACTTCGCCTGTGCCATTAGGTGTTAGGCTAATATCGCCATTGGTATCTGTGCTAATAATAGTATTGCCGTTAACATTGATATTACCAATAGTAGCACCACTGCCATTCAGCTTTAGGCGTTCTGCTGGTGTAGCACCAGATGACATAGTTTTAAATACCATGTCAAATTCTTCAGAAGTAGGTGTAAGTCCAGTTGTAACAGACTCAATTACACCACCTGTTTCAATAGTACTTGCTGCAGTTTCTGTTGAAAACTCAAGACCTACACCAATACCGACAGCAGGTGTGCCTGTGCTTTTAGCTTGCAGCTTCAGTACATCTGTTACACCATTAGTAGTAGAATTTTCTACGTCAAGCAATACGCCTGTATCAGCTTGGTGAGTGAGTGTCACTTCACCGTCAGCACCAAGATTAATAACAGCAGCATCAGATGACAGTGACACATCATCATTTACTACAAGGTCATCTGCTACTGTAACACCTGTTGACGTAACTTCTAGTTTTGTTGCGCCGCCTTGCTGTAGTTTAAGACTACCAGTTCCAGCATCATTAATAATGCTGTCACTTGCATTGTGAAATATTTCTAGGTCGTTGCCTGTACCAAAACGAATCTTGTCATTATCAATTAAGTCAATGCCTGTACCAGCCGTAGTGTTACCATTGGCTAGGATTTCACTAAGTTCGTTAGCACCAGCTATTTGTCCATCAACATATGCTTTAATAGATTGCTGTGTGGCTAATGATGTATCACTATCTGACGCAAGATTGTCTTCATCAAGGATAGCTGTAACTGTAGCACCACTTGCTAGTGTTAAGTTTGTACTTGCTGTAAGATTAGTAAACGTACCTGCTGCAGCAGAATTAGCACCTATAACAGCACCGTCAATAGCACCTGCATCAATATCTACAGTGGGAAGATTAGCTGTGCCTTGAAGAAATAAATCTTTAAACTTTAATCCTGATGTACCAATATCTAATGTGTTATTAGTTTTAGGTTTAATATCTGTAGTGCTTGCTACAAAGTCTTGGGCAGGTCCAAGCACAGTAATAGGACCACCTTCGCCTGACGTACCATCGTGCGAGTGTCCTGTGCTACTATTAAACGCTGCTTCAATGGCATCGTATTCACCATCGAAGTCGGCGGCGTTAATAATGTTACCATCAGCAATATTGTTAATGGTATCGTTTCTGGTATAGCCTGTTCCCATAGTTTTTACCTTCTATCGTTTAATCCATATTCAACTGTCAGTGCATCAATTGAGTATGGTGGGTTTTGGTCATTTGATTCAAACTGGAATGACACTGTAAATCCTGAACCAACAACTTGTGTCTGAAACAGTTTAAGTAGCTTTGTACCAAACCGTGTGATGCCAAACGTACCTGTTCCAAAAAATCCTACTGTACCCTGTGTGTTTTGAATACTGATAGGTGCTGGTTGAATAGTACCCTGACTATCAAAGTCTAACTTCAAACTTACATCAAATGCCACACTACCTTGCGGGTCAGTATACAAAAACAGTTTGTAAAATGTCTTACGTCTACGTGGGTCACTAATAGGCAAATGCGGTGTAGCAAATGTTGTTTGAATATTAATACCATCAAACGAGTTGCCACTTTCCATCTGATACAAGTAGCCATCGTTGTTTGCAAACAGCACAACTTCTACATTTTGATTGTAGTCACTATCCGCTACGTAAGCCCGTATGCCTCGTGTCTCTGCCCAAGCCATACCCTCACCACCTTGAGGTGCAAACTGTGTTGCTAGTATACCCTGAGAATTTTCTTGTGTAATATTATTGTTGTAACCAAGTATTCTATACTGTGACTTTTCACGAATTACACAACTTGTAAATGACGTGTTTGCAGAGATAAAACCTGTCATTGTACTCTGGATTGTTTTAGATACAACGGCTAATCCAAAGTCACCTATTCTATCTGTTCCGCTAAGTAGTCTCAACCCGTCTGGGCCAAGAAACATTACGTCACCGCCTATTTCTTGTACAGTATCTGAATCAATACATCCAATGTCTACTGTGATAGGCTGCAGTGAGAAATCTGCAATAGTGTTGCCTGTTAGCTGGTGTATGCTATTTTCTGTAAAGATAATTAGTTGTTGTCTAAATACTGTTAGTGCGGTAATAGTGCCGCCAACATTTATATTACCAGAACCATTAGCAACAGAAAAGTCTGAATCTGTATAGGGTGCTGTAAATGTTAGTGTAGAGCCTTTAGCAAAAAATAAATGGTTTTTAACTTCTGCTACAAAGGTTGCGCCTATAACATCTGTGGGTGCATCTAGTAAAACAGTAAACGTAGTATTGTCATAAAGTGCTGGCTCGTTTAACCCATCAACAATTGCAATCTTTTCTGTGCCGTTAAAGTTATATTTAGCAAACCTGCTTTTGTTGGCACTTTCTCTGCTTGTTGATAAGAAAGTAATTACTGCATTATCTGCTGGACTACTTGCAAGTGCTGGGTTAATTGCTAGTGTAGTACCGCCTGACGTTACTGTAGCATTTGCTGTGACTGTATATATTAAGTCTACGCCAGCAATTTTAAATGCGTCACCCTCTTGTGGGGCAGAGTTTAAGCCATCAATTATTAAGCTGCTACCAGTTTGACTACCGCCATTTACAAGTGGTGTACCATAATCAGGCACGTTAATCTTTGTAAAGCCACTGCCGCCAGTTTTAAATATGTCAGCGTTTTTACAAACAACTGCACTGTCTTCCCATGCCGCCAGACCAAGTGCAAGATAATTAGATGTAGTGCTTATAAATGTAGCTGTGTCTCCATTAGATGGATTAACAACCATTGTTTCATCTAGTGTAAGCGTTGCCCTGTTATTTGTAGCATCATATGTTACACCGCCAGATGCAATAGTATATCTAAATGAAAGCACTGCATTATCAGCAGGTGATACCGTTAGTTCTGGACTAATGGTCAGCGTTGACGCTGTTCCTACTAAAGCAGTAGCGGCACTGACAGTGTATACAGTAGCATCGCCATCAATAGTAAAAGTATCATTAGCAGAGGGTGCAACATCCAATCCATCTACGTTTAGTGATGTACCTGTTTGCGTAGCACCTGCTACCAAACCACCATCTAGTGAAAATACATCTCCGGCTTGTGGCGTAGTGTGTATAGCAGCTAGTATAAGCCCCGTGCCACTCTGCCCATTACCGTGTACTACAGGTGCGCCATATGGTGGAATAATAGCACTATCGTATTTATCATACCCCTCAATACGTCTGTAACCACCCTCAACAGAAGGCTCAAAGTTACGTAGTATTCGTGCGCTTCCCGGTGCGTTTGTACCTTGCTGCAGAGGGGAAAGGTTTGTTATAAGACCACCACGAAACTCGACTGGATAGGTTTGCCATGCATCCATTGTGATAGCCTCTTAAATACCGAAGCCTGTACTTGCTCCACCTGTAGCACCAGTAAGCATATACG